GAGGGAAACCCTAGATAAAGAAATTGTTCCACTATCATAGTATCATACACATTTCTTGGTATAATACCATAATTAAATAGAAACTGTAAGTCAAATTTAAGATTTTGACCAATAAGAAATTTAGTTTCAAGTATTTCCTTATATCTTCTTATATCTATTGTAGTTGCATCAACAACTATTTGATTATTACCTTCAATATCACCAAATTGTATACACAAGATGCTGCATAAGTGAGCATCTCTTCCTGAAGTCTCAGAGTCATATTGAACAATAGACCAGTCTCTCATTATATCAAGAGACTGGTCTACTGTTATATACTCAAAACCCTGAAGACCAAACAAGTCTTTCTCTAAAGTTACTACATAAATCATTGCTTTTCACTTTTAGACTTTCTTAGTGAAAATTATCAAGTCTTTGTAATTGATGGTAAAATCATACCTTTTTAGGAATGTACTTCCTAAGATACCAACTATCTCAATCTTATCAGACTCCTTAATATTGTCAAAGCCATTTACTCTTATTATCTGGAACTCCTCCACAAACTTAGTATTTTCATGGTTGAGTTCTATTCTAGCATACTCTACAGGAATGATGTTACCATCAACTCCATAGGCACTGCCAGTAGTTTTTGCCTTGGTATAAGCAAGTTTGTCCAAAGCATTACTATCTATCACAGAAAGAGTAGCACCAGTATCTATTAAGAAATTGAAAGACTGACCATTGTTGGTGAGAGACACTACAGGTAAGTTCAATCTGCCCATATTGTCTGTAAAGGACAATCTTACCAGAGAGTTTCTAGTGTGGTAGTCTTCTATACCGTTAATTACAATAGCGATAATAAAGATTGCCACAAGCACAATCAATGCTTCAAGTATGAACATTACTTCACTCCACTATGACCCAAGCTACCTCTGTTAGGGTTGCCAAGTCTGTCCACAACTTTAATCTTGATTCCACTAGAGAAGAGCCATTTGAGCTTCTGCCAAAATGTTGCCTTCTGAGACAAATGTATTCTGAACTGACAAATTCTGTCACCCTTCTGAATGTTCACCTCTCCAGTTGCCATAACAGGCATGTGCCACTGGTCATCTTCACCACAATAAGGCTGGTCAATGACTCCAGGGGAGTTCACCTGCAATATGTTGAACTTCTTGTTAGAGGAACTTCTAGGAGCAGAATTACCCTCCATTCCAGCAGGAAGCTCCATAGCAATACCAAGAGGTATGTTCTTAGTAGCGAATATTACTCTTCTCGAACTTTCTCCACCTTTCCTAGTCCTAGCAACTGCATAAGGACCATCAAGATGTACATCTTCTGCTGCTCTGAGGTCTATCCAATCCCCATCTTCTGATATTACAGGGAGACATCCCTCAGTCAGCACTTTTACTTTTATTATCTGCTTCATTGTTTCTGAATTTATATGTTATGTCATCAAATGCAAGGTAGTGCACACCTTTCTCTACCTCGTGTCTGATTTTGTAAAATCTTTGGTTAGTAGTAGGGCTATTCAAGCCTCCCTTATCTGACTCATAAGGACCAGTCTTTACATAATCAAAGTAGCTATAGTCCACTACCATGTTATTCAAAGGCTTACCACTATACCAACAGACTTTTAGTTCTGTATTGTTTTTAACCCAACTTGCCAAGTTTACTATTTCCTGAGGATTACTGTCACCTCCCATGAAGGCTACACAAGTAATTCCTTGGTTCTTAGCTATTAGGTCTGATAAAACCACAGGCTTCAACTCCGCTCCTATGTCTTGCCAAAGATGAGGAGAGTGGCACCCCTTACAATGTATGGGGCAACCACTTATATTTATGCACAGAGTTATCTCCTCAGGAACTTCACTAAAGCCTATCATTGCCTCAGTGTATTTCAACATTTTCATAAACTCTTGTCTTTTGTTCTATTCTTCTAGGTTCTGCCCAATTCTTAACCTTGGTAAGATAACCTATTATTCTATCCCAAAGACTTATGTTAGTACTGCCACACTTAGGACAAGTTGTAAAAGGCTGTTTAGCTATAAAGCCACAATCTTCGCATTCACAGTTAGGAACATTGAATGTAAAGTACTGACATCCATTCTCTGCTGCATATTTAAGCAGCTTCCAGTATTGCTCCACATCAAGGTGATGGTCTAAGTTAAGGTGGGCAGCTGAGCCTCCGTCCAAAAAGTCACCTATATACTCTCTACCATGAAGTCTTATCCTCTCTAGTATTGAAATACTGGAATCATTTGGCTTGAATATATAGCTAGCATAGAGATTTGTATCTGTGGGAACTTGATAACCATCTTCTTTATCCCAATTGTAGTTCTTGGCAGCTAGACTCTCGGCAGGCACACACTCTGTGTTGAATGTGAGCTTATGCTTCACTCTATTGCTACTATTGTGGAGAGTATTCTGTTCCTTGATGGTACTGAATATCATCTGACAGAACTCCTTGTACTCCTCATTGTCAGTACACTTCATCCCCAAGAACTCAGCAGCCTGATTCAAGCCATTGATTCCTATAGTAAGGTACTGTTTGTTAAGAGCAATAAAGCCAGCCTTGTATGCAGGAAGTAAATTAGCATCATACATATCCCACAATATCTCATTATAGGCATGATGATACTTATATACTCTTTCGAGAATATTACTTAAGTATTCAATAAAATCAGGATAACTATCTTTAGCCCTTTCTTTACTCCAACCCTTATTAAGCTTATTCATGGCATTATACCAATCTTGAATAATTCTGTTAAGATTGAGAGTAATAACAGACTTACTGCCTGTTTCTACACCCATGTTGCCATTGGTAAAGTTAAACTCATGTGTCTGTATTTTACTCCTAAGTCTACAACAACTTGACAAGCTATCTACACTATCACTGATGTAAGTAAAGAAACTATGTCCTCTAGCATACTCCTCAGCAACAAACCTTGCCATTTCTTCATCTTCAAACTTTCCATCTTTGTATAGTAAGGTTACTGATTCCACGGGGAAAGTAATGATAGTCTTGAGTCTTTCCTGATTAAACCATTGCATAAACTCCTTCTGAAGCCATTTGACAGATTCCCAATGTGGTTGTGTACCATCAGGGAAATAGAATATGCCAAACATACCATCAAAGAAGGGCTTATCAAAGTAGGAGAAGTTTACAAAAGCTGCCTGCATACCTCTAGCAGCAGCAGGTTGATTGATACTATATATTACTTGCTGGAAATATTGATGTATCTGCTTTCTTATTGTCTTCTCCCTGATACTATGGTCTGTTATCTTCACATCAGGATTAAGATAATACTCCTCACCCCATTCCTTCCTTGCAAAGTAGTCAAAGTAAACCAAGAACTCAGATGTAGCTACTGCTCCAGCGAACTGAGAAGCAACAGCAAAGATGAGATTGATATACATACCGCAGAAACTATCAAGATTCTTGGGGCTGGCAGATAACCCGCCCAAGTCTTTAATACCCTCATTAAGGAAAGGGTACATACTGATAGAACAGCAATAAGGAGCAATTGCACCAGCAAAGCTTGATTCGTCATGTTTATATATAATGTGGTGTTCTAAGTCTCGAATATAGGTCTTGGCATCAAAGTCAGGATATAGTTCCTTGAGTTTCCTCATTACCATTCCCCTATTGATGTCAATATTGTCGGATTTGTGAATTTCATTATTCAGTATGCCGATGTTTTTGCTGGCTACATTACTGTTATCATCAATAGTAGCATCAGCAGTATTTCCAGATTTCTTGTACTTCTGGATGAAAGCCATCTTTTCATTAACAAAATCCCTATTCCTCTTATGCTTGTACCTATAGAGGATAAAGGACTTAGCCAAAACAGGATTATCCTGCATAAGGACTTCCTCAACCTTGTCTTGAATCTCTTCAATGTCAATAGTATCTCCTACTGTAAATAGAGTTCTAAGAGCATTCTCAACCTTCTCTGACATTTCCAACTCAGATGCTAAGTATGCCTTCTTTGCAGCATTGATAATCTTCTCAACATTGAAAGGTTCCTTTCTTCCGTCTCTTTTAATAACTTCCATTAGTTTTTAGTATTTAACCACGAAGTAATACTGTTACTCTCTATAATTTCTATTCCAGCAGGCACTTCTGGTCTTAAAGAGAGGTATGTATTGAGCTCTTCCCCCAAGTCAAATGGGTCTTGGAGTTCAATCTGTTGTCTTTTTCCGTAAGTTAATGTGCCAATCTTTTTGGTATCTTCAAACTTCCAAACAAGAGGAGTCAAAGTCTTCTTGTTGACCACTATGAACTTATAGTCTGCCAACTCGTAGTCCTTATAAACAGGGTCTCTAACCATGTTATCCCTGATAATTCTCCAATAAAGTCTTGCTTGAATATCCAATTTCTTCCATATAGGTCGTTAATCTATATGCGTTCTCTTATGAACTGCTGTATGTCGCCATACAGATGAGACTATATCATCATCCTACATAGTAGGAGCCTCGCACTTCCACTCACTTGAGTGTACTCCTTTCGGATAGTCGTTGCACCTTCCCTATAAGGGCTTGGCTCAGGATTATCTACTTGAGATTTCCCCTGAATTCACGAGGTTTGTTATTATTGTAGATTACTCTACCGAGATACAATATTTTAAGTATTTATCATATTTCCTTTGAAGGTATATAGTAGCATTATTGTAAAGATAATCAAGTATTCTTTTACACACTAACCTCCCACTATAATGAATAGTCACTGCTACAGTAGATTTCCTCTTTTTTAAGGAGTTCTTTACAACATTAGCATTATCTACTATATATTGTTGAATTATAGACAAAGGGGCTTCCATACCTGTGATGTTAAATTGATAGATTTTACTATTCGGATTCTTCCTATCATTTCTATTTATAACAGAAAAACAGCCATCCCCATCATAGTATCCCCTTATAAAATGCTGCATTAGTGAGTTTTCCAACTTTGGTAATTGTAGTGTATAAGTCTTGGCTTGACCTAATCCATATTCTGCTAATTTATCACATAAGTGCTGAGAATATAAAGATAGATTACAGTAAGTGTTTTTATACAGTCCAATAGGATTATTAGCCTTAATACAAGATTTGAATTTTTCTAAAATATCTCTATCTTGCTTATGCAATCTAAACTCAATACATCCTTTATCTCTGTGATTGTATCCATCAGCAGCAAAGAACCCAAGCCAATATGCTTTTTCTTGACAGTCTATAATATCAAAATAATGTTCATCAAAATTATACTTTTTCATACTCTAAATTATTTAGGGCACAAATGTAAGAATAATTTCTCATATCTCCAAATGAATAAGTAAAATACTTATAGGTCTATATCTCCACTGAACAAAGGACTCAAAGAAGTCCCATTCAGCATGTGAACTTGTCTTCAAATCAATAGGGTAAACTATCTTGTTTTCATGGTCAACTAACAATAAGTCAGCCATACACCTATAATTTACTCCATTGAATGTTGCCTTAAACTTGAGCTGATATTCTCTTACCCACCTTTGGTCAAAGGGATTGTTAGGGGAAAAGAAGAATCTAGTAGCTTTCTTAGTCTTCAGTGCATCTACAGCAGCATCTACTTGCTCCTTAGTGAGGGTATCAAGTATTTTCTTGTCACCAGCAGCATACATGAGAGAATAATACTCACTTCCTTGCTCTTTCACTACCTTTGCTCTTGTCTCAGGTTTCCAATTGAGCTGATAACTGAGTTCTTCTGACAAGTCTATGAGGTCCTTTGTGGGGACATCATTGAGGGTTGTATATTCTCCACTCCATCTGTCAAATGCAGCCTTAACCATTTTAAGGACTGAATCTGTTACAGGAGGAAAGTCTGCAACCATGAACTCATTATCAAACTCTTCTTGACCGCCAGTGATAAGAGCATCAACAGCACTGCCAAAAACAAGACTAGGGGTGTCAAGCTTATCAAACAACGTATTAAGCTTATTGAAGCCCTCCCTAGCAAACTTGGCAATAGTGCTATATGAAAGTGCTTCGTCTGCCCTATATGTAGGTTCATCTACGTCCCAACTGATTTCATAAAGTTTTTTTATTTTCATGCTAGATAATGTCAGGTATATAGGCTTGAAGGCAATACAAGCTTGGAAGGTCTATGTTAGCATATCTGTCGTCACCTTTGCTATTAGCCCTCTCTATCTTAACTATAGCAGAGGAAACAAGATTCTGTAACTCCTCCCAATCCCTAGCCTCCAATAATTTGTTTCCTATAGGAATGTCCTTTTCAGGTAAAGAAGGAATCAACTTCCTAATTCTCTGTACTAATGGACTCTCCATACGAATAATTCTAAGAGCCTCCAAGAGTTCCTTTTTGGTTCTAACTTCAAAGAACATTGATGGTTGATTCAAGGTTTCGAGGTGTTTCCTAAAAAGATTTCTCTTAATAGGAAACACATCGTTCTCAAAACCTTTGACTTCAATCACTATTAGGATTCCATTATACTCAAATGTAAAGTCAGGTGTGTAGGTTATAGCCTGCACTGGCTTCATATCCAAGCCTAATAGACCCTTTATTCTGTTGAAGAAGGGTACTGTAGGTCTAATCTTCTCACTCAAGGTAAATGTAACCTTTTCATAGAGAGGGTTAAATCCTTCAGCTACCAATGTCTTATAAATCCTTGCTTCTATCTCAGACCTAAAGGCAATACCTAATTCAGTAGTCTTGGTGGCGTTTTTTATTTTATTATTATTAAACAGCCACAAAATTATTTATTAGAGGAAGTAAAAGCTTATTAGCATCAATATCGTCCTTTGCAGAATATAACACAATTTCAATTTTAAGATTTACCACAAACGCAACAGGAATGTAGT